TCACCAAGAGCACCGCCACCGAGCAGAACCTGCTCGCGGCGTACACGTCCAGCGAGGTCGGGCGCATGGCCCGCACCCGTGATGCGCTCATCACCGACCTGGCGAAGACCTACAACATCATGCTGAGCGTTGTGCTCGGCGACGAGGCCGAGCCCCTTGCGCTGCCCAACCCGGTCGGCCCCACGATGCTGAGCGCCGAAGACCTCACGGGCGACTTCGGCTACTGGGCGGTCGATGCTGGCACGACGCCGATGGGCGACCTGCAGAAGCAGCAGAACTTGCAAGCCCTGGCCCCGTTGCTTGTGCAGCTCGGCGCAGACCCGGCCAGCGTGCGCGAAGAGCTCGTGCGCAGCTACCAGCTCCCCGAGCGCCTGGCGCAGCCGCCGGAGGCCCCTGAAGCGCAGCCCGGCGCCCCTTCCCCCATGGGCGAGATGCCCCCCGGAGTGATGTGATGCCCATGCTTGCCCCCGAGGTCGCGCGGCCGATGCCCGCGGAGGCCACCGCCATGATGGACGCTGCCGCGGCGCAGGATGCGCTCGTGGGCGATGAGCTCAGCGCCCTGGTTCCGAAGCCCGACAAGCCCTACAGCGGCAAGGTGGTCACGTCGCTGGCCAAGGCGCTGACGGCCGCGGCGCAGCTCATGGGCATCCAGGTCGAGCCCGCCGCCTACACGGGCGCGGTCGAGCAGCTTGACGGCGACCTGCTGCGCTTCCTGGCGATGTTTGAGGCTGCGGCGAAGGACTACGGCCAGCCCTACCCGGTGCCCCTGTCCGGCATCAAGGGCGACAGCGAGCTCACGGCCATCACCGCCCATCTCATGCGCCTGGCCAAAGACACGGCCTTCAAGGACTTCCTCGAGGCGCCGGCTGAGGAGCTGCCGCCGGAGGGCGAGGCCATGGAGGTCATGGAGGTTGAGGAGCCCATGAGCGAGCCGCCCGGCACCAAGGCGCCCGCCTTCGACTTCAAGTCCCGCATGCGGCGGTCCTGATGCCGTTCGGCTCCATCGCTCGCGCGCTCAAGGCGGCCTTCGGCTTCGGCGGCGGTGGGCCGACCACCATCATCCCCCGCAGCCGCGGGGCGCAGTACCGGTCGCAGTGGGGGGTCTCGGGGCAGCAGCAGCTCATCGAGGCCATCCAGCGCAAGCAGCCGGTGCAGTTCTTCTACGAGGACAAGTGGCAGCCGCCCGGCACGCCTGGCGCGCTGGGGCCTCGCATCGGCAACCCCCACGCCATCTGGGTCGGCACCAACGGGCGCACCTACCTGCACCTCTACGTCGACCCGCAGAGCGCCACCGCCACCGGCGACCTGCCGGGCTGGCGCACGTTCCTCATGGACCGCATTCAGAACGTGGCGACCCTCGAGCTGGGCAGCAGCTTCTTCGGGCGCCCCATCCAGTTCGTGGTCGCTCCAGGGTGGAATCCGTCCTACTACTCTCAGGTCGGGCGCCCCATCCAACTCCTGCAGCTCTGAGCTGCTCAACCCCAACCGGGAGACTGCATGTCCACCCCGAGCTCGTTGGCTGAGACCGTGCTGGCTCAAGCCCAAGCGCAGGCCGCCGCGCCTGCCCCCACCCCCGCCGCTGTCGATGCGACTGCAAGCGACAGCGGAACTGACAGCGGAACTGACAGCGCTGACGATGGCGGCGCTGAGGCGCCCGCCGGCCTGAGCTGGGAGGCGGCGCTGAAGCGCGTGCCGCCTGACGTGGCCAAGCTGATGAAGTCGATGCAGGCGGACTACACGCGCAAGACGCAGGAGGTCGCCAGCCAGCGCAAGGAGCTCTTGCGTGAGCGGGAGGCTCTCAGCAAGGGCATGGCGCAGGTCAAGCCCCCCGCCGAGCTGCCCGCCTACGACCCCTTCGACGAGGGCACCATCAAAGCACGCATCGAGGCGGAGGTGGCGCGGCGCCTGCAGGAGACCATGGCCCCCATCATGGCCGAGCACGAGATGCTGCAGGCCGAGGAGGAGTACCAGGTGTTCTTGCGCCAGGCGCCCGACTTCGAGACCGACGAGGCGCTGCGCGGCGAGGTGCAGAAGGTCCTCGAGGCCAACCCGGCCATCGACCTCGAGACCGCCTACTGGGCGGTGAAGGGCCGGCGGGGCACTCAGGCCAGCGCAGAGGCCAAGGCGGCCGACAAAGCGCGGAAGGCGGCGGAGCGTGAGGCGGCCCAGCGCGGGACGGCGCTCCCTCGGCGCGGGGCTGCTCCCGTTCGGCCCGCCGCGGCTGAGGTCAAGCGGATGAGCACCGAGGACATCCTGCGTCTGGCGCAGCGCCTCAGCGGGCTGTAGCCGTTGCATCCTGCAGCGACAGGGGCTATCCTCTGCGCTGCAGGCCCACCCTCGCTGAGGCGGCCGGCGCGGCACTCCCTCGAGGGCAGGACGCCGACAACAACCCACGTCCATCCCATAGGGAGGCCTCATCATGGCTCCTCAGTCGGTCATCTCGACCACCCTGCAGCTGCTGCGCGACAAGCTGGTCGACAACAGCTACCTCTCCCATCCTCTGTTCCGCGCCGTGGAGCAGGCTGGCAACCTCGTCAAGGTCTCCGGCGGTCTGCGCGTCGAGCAGCCGGTGATTTTCGGCGACCACAGCCAGATCAGCGAGCTCAGCAACGGCTTTGAGCCGGTCAACATGGCGGTCACTGACCCCTTCCAAACCGCCAAGTTCGAGTTCGCGAACTTCACCCAGCCCATCATCCTCTCCGAGGTGGAGCGCGTGGCCAACAAGGGCGACCTGGCCGTCGTGAACATCCTCGAGAGCAAGATGAAGAACGTCATGCTCGGCCTCAAGAAAGAGGTCAACAAGCAGATCATCGTCGGCGACAGCACCAAGATCACCCAGCTGCAGACCCTCAACGGCAACGGCACCGCCACGAAGGCGGCGCTGAGCACCGGGTGGTTCGAGGGCGTTGCGCAGGCCTCGCAGGCCAACACCGTCGGCGGCCTGGCCAAGGCGACCTACCGGGCGCAGAACTGGTACAACCAGTTCTACGACTCCGGCGGCACCTTCGACCTGTCGCACCTTGACCAGCTCATGATCAACGCCCAGCTCTACAACCCGAGCGGGCAGTTCCCCGACATCATCATGATGAGCCCCAAGTGCTACGCGGCCTTCCAGGCCCTGCAGCAGTCGCAGGTGCAGTACATCAGCGCCAGCGACCGGGACGGCCTCGACAAGGACATGGTGGCCATGTGGCGGTCGGCCAAGATCTACGTCGATCCCAACCTCGGGTTCATCGCCAACGCTGGCTCCGGCATGGGCTCCAAGGCGGTCTCCGCCTACGTGCTCAGCAGCGAGAACTTCCAGCTCTACGTCGACACTGACGGCTTCTTCAACGTCTCCGAGATGCTCCCCGTCCCGGGTACCGCGACGCAGGCCGCCATGGTCTTCAACCGCATGCAGCTCGTGACCGGCCACCTGGCCAGCCACGGCATCCTCATCGACGCGGAGGCCTGATCACCATGGCAACCTCTACCCTCGTGCAGTTCCTCGCCGCTGGCGAGGCCTCCAGCACCAGCGACCGGCGCCAGGTCGAGACCTTCCTGGCCGGTGGCGCCATCACCGCGGGTCACCTCGTGGGCATGGACCTCACCAAGACCGACGCCGACAAGGCCCTCTACGTCACGCAGGCGGCCGGCGTCGCCACCGTCGGCAGCAAGAACGTCGTGGGCGTCGCCCTCGCCAGCGCTGCCGCTGGGGAGCGCGTTGATGTGGTGGTCGCGGGCTACGTCGACAGCGCCTACGTCGACGGCGCCACCGCCGCCGGTTCGGCCTTGATCGGCCCCATCGGCACCGCTGGTCAGGCCGCCATCGAGGTGCCCGGCACCACGACGGGCGCTGTGCTCGGGGTGGCTCTGGCCGCTGACACCGCGAACTTCGCGCCGATCTTCCTGTTCAAGCGCTTCTGAGCGCGCGACGGGCTACAATGGCCCCGCCCCGGTGACCCCGGCGGCGGGGCCTTTCGTCTGGAGCAACCGTGAACCTGCTGGACCTCAGAGAGTTCGTCGGCAACCTGCTCGACTACGACCCCACCAACGACACCTACCGTGAGCAGCTCACGCGCATCATCAACGACGCCCAGCGCCGTCTCCTGACCGACCGCCCCTGGGACTTCCTGGTGGTGCAGGATGACCTCGGGGTGTTGACGGACCTCACGGGCTCGTTCAGCGTGGTCAACGGCTCGGCGACGGTCGCGGGCACGGGGTTCCCCGTGTCGGCCTCCACGGTGCTCCCTGGCTCCCCGTGGGAGCTGGCAGAGGCGGTCATCGACGACGGCAAAGGACCCGTGTCCTACGAGGTGCGCTACGTCGCGAGCTCGAACCAGCTGTTCCTCGACCGCGACTACAGCGGCACGACCGGCACGTACCAGGTCACGCTGCGGTGGCGTCGCATCCTGCTCCCGGCTGATACGAGCTCGCTGACGGGGCTGCTGGACCTGGCGGTGGGCATCCCAGACGCGGCCATCTTCCTGTCGCAGTGCGACCGAGACGCGGCACGGCTTGACCCTGAGCTGCTGGGCCGCATCGAAGGCTACCTGCCGACCGACGGCCTGCAGGTGCCATCTCCGCGCGATGCGTTGGGCGTCGCGAAGGTGGCGGCGACGGGCCAGGGCACGCGCACGATCCACGTCTGGCAGGTCAACGTGTGGGCGCCTCGCACCGCGGTCTTCGACAGCTACGGGCCAGGCATCAGCGGCGGCTTCGAGTCCGGCCTGAGCCGCAAGGCCTCCTATGACCTCGCCGACAACGAGACCCTGGAGTTCACCCCGGAGACCATCCCGCGCGCCAGCGGGCTG